CTCAAGCAATCGAAATGGCTGAAGCGCTTGAAGTATACGCACGTGATGCAATCATTCGTGAATCTGCACGTGATCTTGCTGAAACTCAAGTTGAAAAGCTAAAGTCTCTTGTTGAAGATATGGACTTTGAAGACGAAGAAACTTTCGCTAAGAAAGTAGCTACAGTCAAAGAATCATACTTCAAGAAAGAAGTAACTGAGTCAACAGAAGCTGCATACACTGAAGCTGAAGACGGGGATTCTCCTGTTCAAGCATCTGGTTCGATGTCTGCTTACTTGTCAGCTCTCGAAAAAACCCGCTCAAAATAATAAGGAGTATTCCAAATGGAATCATATGATCGTCTGATCGAAAAATGGTCACCAGTTCTCGAAAACGAGTCTGCTGGTAAGATCCAAGATAATCACCGTAAAGCTGTTACAGCTGCGGTTCTCGAAAACCAAGAACGTGCGTTTGCAGAAGAAGCTCAACAAGGTCAATTTATGACTGAAGCAGCTCCTGGCAACAACACTACATCTGCACAAAACTGGAATCCAGTATTGATTGCACTTGTTCGTCGTGCTATGCCTAATTTGATGGCGTATGACGTGTGTGGTGTACAGCCAATGTCTGGACCAACTGGCTTGATCTTCGCTATGAAGGCTCGCTACGGTGCTGGTTCAACAAGCTCTACAGAAGCTCTGTTCGCTGAAGCTAACACTGGTTTCTCTGGTGACTCTTCATTCAGTCAAGGTGCTAGCGGTTCAGGTCTAAATGACTCAACTGCAACTGGCGCTGGTACTATTGACGACGAGCGTACTACTGCTCTTGCCGGTACTGGTATGCCTACAGCTGACGCTGAAGCATTGGGTTCAACTGGTGGTTCTTCATTCGGAGAAATGGGCTTCACCATTGAGAAAGCAACTGTTACTGCTAAGTCACGTGCTTTGAAAGCAGAATACAGCTTAGAATTGGCTCAAGACTTGAAAGCGATTCATGGTCTTGACGCTGAAACTGAGTTGGCAAACATTTTGTCAACTGAGATCTTGGCTGAAATCAACCGTGAAGTGATTCGTACAATCAACTCACAAGCTAAGACTGGTGCATTGACATCTAACACAGCTATCAACGGTATCTTCAACCTGTCTACGGACGCTGATGGTCGTTGGTCAGTTGAGAAGTTCAAGGGTCTGATTGTTCAGCTCGAAAGAGAAGCTAACCAAATTGCTAAAGACACTCGTAGAGGTCGTGGTAACTTCATTATCACTTCTTCAGATGTTGCGTCTGCTCTTTCTGCGTCTGGCATGCTCGACTACGCTCCTGCAATGAACACTACGTTGAACGTAGATGACACTGGTAACACATTTGCTGGTGTTCTGAATGGACGTACTCGTGTATATGTTGATCCATATGCAACTCAAGACTACATCACAGTCGGTTATAAGGGTACTAACCCATATGACGCTGGTCTCTTCTATTGCCCATACGTACCACTCACTATGGTCCGTGCGGTTGGAGAAGAAACCTTCCAGCCTAAGATCGGCTTCAAGACTCGCTACGGCATGGTTGCAAACCCATATGCTGGTACAGCTGGTCCTCAGGACGGTCTTGCTGCGGTTAAGACTAACCAATACTACAGAATCTTCCGTGTGGATAACATCCTAGCGTAAGTATAAGTAGTTTAGAATAATAACTATGTTTCTCCTTTAGTTATTGGGCCCTCTTCGGAGGGCCTTCTTTTTTGTATAAATAAAGATATGGCAGATTTAACTACAAACATAAATTACTTACAACCCACCAGTTTTAAGCTGGTGCTTGACCGTAAGAATTACCCTAACCTCGAGTTCTTTTGTCAGAGCGTTACACATCCCGGGATGTTAATGTCACCTGTTGAAGTTCCTTTCCGGAAAATTGCAGGCGTACCAATGCCAGGAGATACTTTGACATTTAACGAATTATCAGCAAATATTATCTTAGATGAAGACATGCAAGGTTATACTGAGATGTATAGCTGGATTCGTAGAATTCTAGATACGAATGTAACAGGCCACACAAAATATTTAAATGAGCCTACACAATCAACTTTTGCTGATATCACTTTGCAAATTTTATCAAGTCACAATAATACCACAAAGCAGATACAATATAAAGATTGTGTTCCAACTGCATTAGGTGATATTCAATTCGAATCAACTTCAACCGGTGATACATTTATCACGTTTGCTGCAAGTTTTAGATTCTCTTACTTCGAATTAAAGAGTATAGATAGTACAGGAGCGATAACAGATTCATTTACTGTTACAACTACATTATAATTGAGGAACATTATGATTGAATTGAATGAGATTCTCACTATGTGGGAAACTGATTGTAAAATTAATAATATGAAATTAGATGATACATCACGTGATACTCCTAATCTTCATGCAAAATATTTAAGATACTTAACAGAAGCTAAACTTCAGTACAAACGTGCTGAGTTAAAGCAGAAGTCTTTGTTAAAAGAAAAGTGGCTTTACTATAATGGTAAAATGTCACAAGAAGAACTTGAAGAGAAAGGTTGGGATCCGGATCCGTTCAATGGCTTAAAAGTCATGAAGGGCGAGATGGAGCATTACTATGATTCTGATCCTGAGATTCAGAAATCAGAAGAGCTTATTGAGTATTGGAAGACCACACGCGATACTCTTATTGATATAATAGATAATATTAAATGGCGACATCAAACTATAAGGAACATGATCTCTTGGAGACAATTCGAGTCTGGAAGCTAAGTCATAGTGAACTACAAATAGATTGTGATTTTGGTCAGGCCCAAGAACTAAACGAATTTTTTTCGTTTTTTGTTCCTGGATATAAATTTATGCCGGCATTCCGTAATAAATTATGGGATGGTAAAATACGTTTATTCAATATTCGGAATAATACTTTACCCGCTGGACTGATCGACCACCTCGAGAAGTTTTCCGAACAACGTGGCTACGCAATAGACGTAGAGAAAACAGAATATGGATATCCGGACAACTCCGCCAATATAGAGAAGGTAGATCCACAAGAAATAATTAACTTCATCCATAGTATTAATCTTCCGTTTGAAATCCGAGATTACCAATTTGATGCAGTGTGTAAAGCTTTAGAGAAGAAACGAGCAATACTATTGTCACCGACTGGCTCTGGTAAATCATTAATTATCTATACATTAGTTAGATATTTTTTATCTCAAATTGCCGAAGAAAATCAAAAGGTATTGATTGTAGTTCCTACTACATCATTAGTAGAACAAATGACAAACGATTTTGCTGACTATGGTTATGGACAAGATAATATCCATAAGATATACTCTGGCAAAGAAAAAGATACTATCTTATCCATTGTAATATCGACCTGGCAAAGTATATATAAATTAAACAATACATGGTTTGAACAATTTGGTATGGTTATCGGTGATGAATGCCACGGATTCAAATCAAAATCATTGACTTCAATCATGAATAAATGTACAGAAGCGCCATACCGGTTTGGTACTACTGGTACATTAGATGGGACACAAACTCATGAGCTCGTATTACAAGGCCTCTTCGGAAGAGTACATAAAGTCACTACCACTCGAACTCTCCAAGATAATGATACACTGGCAAAACTCGAAATCAAGCGGCTCGTCCTCGAGTACAAAGAAGATTTCGGAAAACGGTCATACCAAGATGAAATTGACTATATCGTAAGACACGAGAAGCGTAATCAATTTATTCGAAATCTTGCACTTGACCAGAAAGGTAATACACTTGTACTGTTTCAATTTGTAGAGAAACATGGTAAAATACTACATAATTTAATTGAAGAGAAAGCACATGATGGACGAAAAGTATTCTTCGTATCCGGAGCAACTGAAACTTCGGATCGGGAAGCAATTCGAAAGATTACAGAAAAACAAAAAGATGCTATCATCGTCGCTAGCTTGGGTACTTTTAGTACTGGGATTAATATTCGTAATCTCCACAATATTATATTTGCTAGTCCAAGTAAATCACAAATCAGAGTCTTACAATCCATCGGAAGGGGTCTTCGTAAATCAGATGACGGGCGAGTCACTCAATTGTACGATATCACGGATGACTTATCAAACGGAACCACCCAACAAAATTTTGCTTTATTGCATTCCTATGAACGACTAAAAATGTACAAAGCTGAGAACTTCATATATAAAACATATAAGGTAGAAATGTAATGTCTGATCTAAGACAGTTTAAATTGACAAATGATGAAGAAATTATCTGTGAAGTTATGGAGTGGAACGACGAAGAGACCGATACTCTTGTTGTTCGTCGCGCGTTAAAAATCGTTGCACTTGATGATCATTCAGAAAGTATGAGATATTACACATTCAAACCATGGATGTTAATGAATAATGATCCAGATACGATACAAATATTAAATGCACAACATATTGTATCAGAATGCAGCCCAGTTAAAATTGCAGTTGAATATTATAATGATGTAATTAAAGAATTGCAAACCGAAGAAGTTCCGGAACT